GCCCGTGAAGTAGGAATGGAATTGGGAGACAGCGTAGATGATCTAGACGAAGTACAGGTTAATGCGTGGATCTGCAATGGAAAATTGCTAAGAGCTGTTGTTAATCCTTTTACACCTTATAGAATTCCATATCTTTCTTTCCCATATGAGAGAAATCCTTATAGTTTCTTTGGTATTGGAATTGCTGAAAACATGGATGATTCTCAGAAAATAATGAATGGACATGCTCGCATGGCTATTGATAATTTAGCTCTGTCTGGTTCGCTGGTTTTTGATGTAGACGAATCAGCATTAGTTGGTGGACAGAATATGGAAATTTATCCTGGCAAAATTTTCCGAAGACAAGCAGGAGTGCCAGGACAAGCTATTCATGGGGTCAAGTTCCCTAATGTAACTCACGAAAACATGCAGATGTTTGATAAGTTCAGACAATTAGCAGATGAACAAACAGGTATTCCGTCTTATTCTCATGGTCAGACGGGCGTACAAAGTATGACAAGAACAGCTTCGGGAATGTCTATGCTTTTAGGTGCAGCTTCTTTAAACATAAAGACTGTAGTTAAAAACTTAGATGATTTTCTTTTGAAACCACTAGGAGAAGCATATTTTCAATGGAACATGCAGTTCCTTGATAGTCGGTTGGGCGTTGAAGGCGATTTAGAAGTTAAGGCAACAGGAACAAATAGCCTTATGCAAAAGGAAGTAAGGAGCCAAAGATTAACTACCTTCTTACAATCTGTTCAAAATCCTGCTATTGCGCCCTTTGTTAAAATATCGAAGCTTATTAGTGAGCTTGCTTATACTTTGGATCTTGATCCTGACGAGATTTTAAATGATCCAGAAGAAGCCGCTATTATGGCTCAAATTATAGGAATGCAAAATGTTGGACAAACAATTGGCGAGGAAGCTCTCGCTCCTGGTGAACAACCCGGAGGCATGGGAGCCATTGAAGGAACACCTGGACAGCCTCAAGACCTTGGAGCTACAGGCACTGGTGGCGGCAACATCGGAACAGGAAATGTTCCGCAGCCAGGGGAAAGTGGCTTTGCTGGTACGCTTAGAGCAGTTGAAGGAGCTAGTTAAAGAAGCTAAAGACAGGAAGGAATAATAATATGGCAAATAGAAAATATAAGTATAAGAAAGGCTCTAAAGTAAGAAAGGCTAAACAGGCAGGAGGAGCCGCCTTATTAGTTCCTACAGAACAAGAACAGGTCATGCCTGTAGATACTTATCCTAATATCCCTCCTGAAGAAGCGGCAGCAGTTGAAGCTTCTCAAGTTCCTGATGAACAAATGGAAGAAGATTATTTAGGCTTCATTATTGATGAGGCTCTTGACGATGAAGAACAAACATATTTAATGAGTAAACTAGAAAATGATCCACAGCTAAGTCAAATATTTGATAAAGTTGTAGGAACAGCTTCTGAATTTTCTGGTTCCGGGCCAGTTGAAGGCCCTGGAACTGGAGTCTCTGATTCGATACCTGCAAGGCTATCGGAAGGAGAATTTGTATTTACGGATAAAGCTACTGAACAAATAGGCGCAGATGAACTCCAACGAATGATGGATGATGCTGAACGTGCTTATGACGGTGGTTTAATGCGTAAAGTACTCGGCGGTAAAGTGCAAACCGAAGAAGGACTTTTAACTTCTTCAGCTAGCACAGATGATGAGGAAATTAAGCAAACAATGATTTCTTCTAATCGAATGCCGAGCTTAAGGTAATAAGGCTACCCTTTAATTTAGAAGGCCCCTTATTGTATTTTTAACCTTTTGGCTACCTTGGAGTATAAGCCCTATACTAAAGAACGAATTAGTATAGCTACCTTATAAAACGACAAGCCCCGTAAAGGAGAGTGATTATGATTGAACAAGCAGAGGAGTTACGACAGGCAGAAGAGGACGAGAACGCTAATCCATATAATATGAATAAATCTTGGCACAAAGCTAAAGATGGAAAACCAATGGAAACAGCAGACTCATTATTCTATGCTCCACCTGAACAGCAGGCCACCTCAAACGAAGCCCCTGATGTAAAAGCGGAAGAACAGAAAAAGCCTCGTAAAAGAACAAATTATAAAAAGCGATATGACGACTTAAAAAAGCATTATGATGACAGGCTTTCACAATTTAAACAAAGAGAGCAGGAATTACTAGCTGAAACGAGGGCCGCACAGCCTGAATATAAAGCTCCTAAAACTCCTGAAGAGTTACAAAAGTTTAAAAGTGAATACCCTGATTTATATGAAACAGTTGAAACAGTTGCTCATTTGCAAAGTGAACGTCAGATTCAAGACTTACAATCTCAATTATCGTCTGTACAACAACGTGAAGCCGATATTATGCGAAGGGAAGCAGAGTCTGGTTTAAGGGAGACTCATCCTGATTTTGAAGATATTAGAGGATCAGAAGAGTTTCACGTTTGGGCAAAAGAGCAACCGGAACAAATACAAGACTGGATATATAAAAATGCTATAGATGCTAAATTAGCGAGTAAAGCGATTGATTTGTTTAAGCTTGAGCAGGGTATATCAACCCCTCCTGTACAATCTAGAAAATCACGACAAAAACAGTCTACTCCTGAGACGGCAGCAGACCTGGTTTCTACAAAGACAACTACGGTAGATGCTGCTCAACCTCAGAAGATATGGACTGAACGGGAAATTACTGCAATGTCTATGGATCAGTTTGATAAATATGAAGAGGAAATTAATCAAGCTGTAAGCGAGGGCAGAGTAGTAAAATAATTTGTCTATTATTTTTAGGAGGAATCAAAAATGGCATATAATCAATCTGATCAGTATTTTGAGCCTAGCACAGATACTGATGCCAACTTTGCTAATTCTACAAGTGGTCAAAACAATTCGTTTTTCCTTCCTGCCGTTTATTCTAAGAAGGTTCTTAACTTCTTTAGGAAATCATCGGTTGCGGAAGCAATTACAAATACCGATTATTCGGGTGAAATTGCCAACTTTGGAGATTCAGTAAAGATTATTAAAGAACCTGAGATCACTGTGTATCAGTACGAACGTGGTGCAGACGTAACTCAGACAAAGCTAACTGACCAAGAGTTGACGCTCGTTGTCGATACAGCTAATGCCTTTAAGTTCAAGGTGGACGACATTGAAAGTAATATGTCCCATGTGAACTGGCGGGAAGTAGCCTCATCTTCAGCAGCCTATGCACTTAAAGATGCTTTTGACGAGGGCGTTCTCGCTGTCATGTTTGCAGGAGTATCCGCTTCTAGTCCGAACCATGTTCTAGGTTCAGACAACGCAACGGATCTTGCTGCGGGTACTTTTGATGGTACGGGTAATCTAGACATTGGTTTTGCTGGATCAGAACACGATCCTATAGATGTTTTGGGTCGTATGGCCCGTCTTCTAGACGATCAGAATATTCCAGAAGAAGGACGGTTTTTTGTAGCTGCTCCTGACTTCTACGAAGTTCTTTCTGGTACAGCTTCAAAACTTTTGTCAGTCGATTATAACGCTGGTCAAGGTTCGATCAGAAACGGTTTGGTATCATCTGGCAAACTTCGTGGATTTAATATGTACAAGTCTAATAACATTGCAAGCACATCTAATGCTGCTGGTAAATGTATTGCTGGTCATATTTCGTCTACGGCAACAGCTCAGACGATTACCAGTACTGAAGTTCTGCGTGATCCCGATTCGTTTGGCGACATTGTACGAGGTCTTCATGTTTATGGAGCTAAAGTACTTCGCGCTGGCGCGTTGGTTTCCGCGTTCTATGGTATTGACTAAACTAACTAGATTAGGGAGTCTGCAAAGGCTCCCTTTTCTTTTATTATAATTAAATAAATGGAGAAAAATTATGGCAAGTCCAGTTATTGAAATAAGAGACACAGGCCGAAACTCGGCTAGAACAGGTGATGTTCGTGATCTTGCTGATAATGTAGTTACTTCTTGGACATCGGTTACTACAGGTACTATTGCAGTTACAGACGATACTAATACTGATGTTAGCTTTACACAGCCTGCGGATACGATTCTGCGTAATCTGATTGCTATTCCGGCTGGCAATATTGTTACAGCAGGCGGTAGTGGTAATGATGTAGACTTTTCATTAGGAACATCTTCGGGTGGCACTCAGCTTATTGCTACTGAAGCTATTCTAGATGATGGTGGATCTGCGGTTACTTGGACGGCTAATGCCCCCTTGTATATTATTCAAGATTCACATGGTCACGCAGCTAATCAGTTTGTTAGTACATCAACTACGGCAGGTGTCGTAGGCGGGCCAGCAACGTCTGAGGCTATTGCTATTGCGGCAACATTGTATTCAGCTTCAGCACGAACACTATATGCTCGGCTAACTCCGATAGGCGCTGATTTGGCAACGGCAGCAACAACGGTAACTTTTTTAATTGAGTTCCTGCATTTGGGCGTATTGCCTGACTAAGTTAGGAGCTAATTATGACACAGTTAGGAAGCGATAAAAATCCTATTGTGATGAATCATAAGGGTAAAAGTACTCGTAGTTTGGGGCTTTTAGGTAGACAATATTCTGGATCTAGTATGGAAAACTATAAAAGCAATTACGACAGAATATTTAAAAAGAAACCAGTACCAGGAGAAAAAAATGCCTGAATTAAAATACGGTAGTGCTGTTAATTATAAGGACATTACAGATATGGAAGGCTATTACGAAAATTCTGAAAATAATCAGAACCGTGATTCTGACGCGAAGCAAGGTGTCGATAATAATAAAGAATCAGAGTAATGGCAACAACATATTTAGACCTTACTAATGAACTATTACGAGAATTGAATGAGGTTGTCTTAACTTCCTCTACATTTTCATCTGCTGTGGGCGTTCAAAAACACGCAGCCGATGCTATAAATAGGGCTTATTGGGATATTGTAAATGAAGAACCCCAATGGCCCTTTTTAGCTACGGCTGAAAGCGGCGCTACAGACCCTATGTATGGGAATGTTTATGTAGAAACTGTAGCAGGTACGCGCTGGTATGAGTTAAAAGCTTCTAGTTCTAGTATAACGGCTGATTATGGTTCGATAGATTGGGATAATTTTTATCTTACAACTGTAGGAGTTAGTGGAGAATCTGCTCCTTATGTAGCTAGAAATCTTAGATATGCTACAATTGAAGCATGGAAAGATTTTAGAAGGCTTTCTGAAAATTTAGATGATTCAGATACTCAGAAGTGGGGCGAGCCTAATCTTGTTTTTAGAAGCCCTGATGCTCGGAAGTTTGGTATAAGCCCTATACCTAAAAAGGTTTATCGCGTTTGGTTCTTTGCGTGGGATCTTCCTACAAAATTATCATCTTATGACGATAGTATTGTATTTCCAGAAATGTATACATCTGTCTTATTAGCTAAAGCCAGATATTATATTTGGCAGTTTAAGGATAATCCACAAGCAGCGGCGTTTGCTAATGAAGACTATAGAAAAGGGCTTCGTAGTATGCGCTCAAATCTTTTAGAGCCTACTCCTGTTTATGCTAAAGACGACCGGATCGGGTTCGTTTAATGACAACTACACAACCATACGGCGTATCTTGTAAAGGAGGTTTAAATACTAACTTAAACCAGTTTGAAATGCTTGCTCAACCAGGATTAGCGACGAAGTTAAGAAACTATGAAGTTGATCCAGACGGAGGCTATCGCCGTATTAATGGCTTTTCTCAGTGGGGAGACGGTACACGCCCTAATAGTAGTAATGGTATTTTAGGACTTGAAGTATATGCAGACGGTTTATTAGCTTGTTCAGGCACAAATATTTATTTTAGCCAGGACGGAGATAGCTGGCTACAGATAAATAAAGATAGTGTTGCTGGTGGAGGAGATAATTATAGTACTTTCACAGGTCGTAGCGCTTTAGCCAGAACTTCACAATCTTTAGCATCCTTCGCTATATATGAAGGAGATACAGATTATGGTGAAGTCATTATCACTGATGAAGGCTCTGGCGTTAAGCCAATGTACTTTAAAATGACAGGAACGGATAGCGCTCTTTCAAATCGAACATACTTTTGTAAAGAGATTACAGTAAGTGGTACGGTATATCCGAAGTTTTGTGTAATACACGATAAGCACTTGGTAGTTGCAGGAGCAGCTACAGCGCCTAATACTATTTATTATAGTGGTACTAGTGATATAGATGATTTCTCTAGTACAGGCTCTGGATCTATTAAACTAGACGATCAAGTTGTAGGCATCAAAAGTTTTCGTGGTGATTTAATTATATTTTGTGCTAATTCTATATATAAACTTCAAAATATAAATAATTCAAGTACGATTGCAGTAGTACCTATAACACGAAATGTAGGCTGTTTAGATGGAAGAAGTATTCAAGAAATTGCAGGTGATCTAATTTTCTTGAGTCCTGATGGCATACGCACTATAGCGGGTACTGCTAGAATTGGCGACGTAGAGCTAGGCTCTGTAAGCAGGCAAATCCAGTCTATTATCGGAAAAGTAGCATCTTCTATTAATACTTATGTGATAGATAGCGCTGTTTTAAGAAGTAAATCACAATATCGCTTATTTTATTCAGCGAGTAATGCGTCTACAAGAATTTCAAAAGGTATTATTGGAACTCTCACAGGCAATGGATTTGAATGGTCAGAGACTTTAGGAATTCAGGCACATGCTCTTGCTTCAAGTTTTGATAAAGATAGAGTAGAAAAAACATATCATGGGGACAAGGACGGCTATGTCTATGTACATAATGACGGGGATTATTTTACGCCAGCAGGAACAGCTACAAACGTAGTTGCAGAATATACAACACCAAATTTTGATTTTGGAGATTTAGGAACCAGGAAAACTATTCATTATGCTCGTATTTCTCTTAGTCCAGAAGGGCTTGTTCAGCCGTCAATAAGGCTTAGATTTGATTATGACGATCAAACTATCCCACAGCCTCCCGATTATGTTTTAGATTCAGTTTCATTACCAGCTATTTTTGGCAATAGCAATGCACTTTTTAATTCTGTAGTTTTTGGCGCTCAGAATGACCCAATGGTTAGACAAGCAGTCCAAGGTAGCGGGTATACAGGAAGTTTTAAGGTTTATAGTGACGATCAAAAAGCACCTTATTCAGTTAATGGATTCTATATAGATTATGCACCTTCAGGCAGGAGATAAGAATGGGAACGACTTATACCAGACAAAGCTCATTTAGTGACGGCGACACGATTACAGCCGCATTATTTAATGATGAGTATAATCAGCTTTTAAATGCTTTTGCATACGCTTCAAGCGGAACAACAGGGCATCAGCATGACGGGACTGCCGCAGAAGGCGGTAATATCCATACAATCGGAGATCAGGACTTCCTTAATAAAATTGTCGCTGATAGTACGAATAATCGTTGGGGTGTTTTTGTTGAAGTATCTTCAGCAGCCGTAGAGCAGATAAGAATTCAAGACGGGGCAATTGTACCAGTAACAGATAATGATGTAGATTTAGGCACAAGCTCATTAGAATTTAAAGACGCTTATTTCGATGGTACAGTAACGACAGACGGGCTTACTGTCTCAGGAACTACAAATCTTGATGGAGCTATTCAAGTAGACAACACTATAACTGTAGGCGTTGATGATACAGGTTATGATGTTAAGTTCTTTGGAGACACTGCCAGTGCCTATATGTTATGGGATACATCAGCAGATGATTTAGTCTTGGCAGGAGCTGCCGGAATTGATCTGGCAGGAGATATAGATGTTGATGGTACTGCTAATTTAGATAATACAGATATAGATGGAACTCTTGCTGTAGATGGTGCAACCATTTCATTGGATGCGACAACCTCTTTAAATATAGATAATTCTAATACTTCAAATGGTATTACTATAGGCACTGCAACTTCAGATGTTCCGATCTCAATAGGTCATTCAACTTCCGAAGTAACAGTTAATGATAATCTTACAGTTACAGGCACTCTTACACTTGGTTCAGGTGCTGAATTAGCAGAAGCTGAATTGGAAATGCTGGATGGAATTACAGCAGGGACAGTAGCGGCTTCTAAAGCAGTTGTAGTAGATTCAAATAAAGACGCTGC